ATGGCCCTCTTGGAACAAAACGACGTCCTCTTTGCTCAGAAAGCCATCTTGCTGACGCCAAACTTGTCGGCCGCAGCCAAGCGTGTCGCGGCTGCGATTGTCGACCACTTCAACAAAAGAACTGGGCAATGCGATCCTGGCATCAATCGCTTGGTCAAATTGCTTGGAATGAGCCGGGCGACGGTCATTCGTGCGACTGAAACACTCAATGAACTTGGGTTCATCGAGAAGCAAAGCCACGGCGGCAAATCCCATCGTGCAGCTTACATCCCTAACTGGAAATTGTTCCGGCAAATTGTGGACGATTGGGACGCTCGGATGAAGTCGAAACCGGACGCGGCAGAGGCGCTGCCAGGCCATGAAAAGACAACAACAAAGGTCTCAAGACCGAAACGTTCAAGGTCGCAAAAATGTGACGTTAAAGGTCTCAATTCTGCGACCCAAACCCATCGAAGTAACCAATCGAATAAACCCGTCGAACCGGAGCAAGTGGAAACGCTAATTGAAAAACTTCCCAATCCTACTGCGCGGAAACCCATCCCAAAGACTCCGACGAGGGATCTGCGGCGAGCACAAGGGAACTTCCTCTTGTCTCTGAATGGAGGAAAGCGAATGAGCCGAGGTGAGGTCGCGAGAGATGCGGCACAGCGACGTTGGGAACTCGATGCCAAGACAAAAGGCGAGCACGTTTATGCGGCGGTTGTGGAATGGATCACACCGGAACGCCAACAAACAGCGACAGACGCAGAATTGAAACGCAGAGGAGGCGGCTTCGAGTTCATTGCCGCATCCATGTGCAACGAGCGGAGACCTGCACATGGCTAGATGGCCCTACAACACAACGCGCTGGAAAAAGTTGAGGCTTGCAAAGCTCAATCTCGATCCGCTTTGCGAAATCTGTACCCGACGCGGAAAACTCATCAATGCAACAGTTGTCGACCACATCAAAGCAATCAAAGCTGGGGGCTCTGCTTTTGCTCCGCTCGACGAGCTAATGAGCCTTTGCGTCAGCTGCCACAACGAGAAAACTGCGCGGGTGGATCGACCTGAACGGGCAAACTCGGGACGCAGGTTTCAAGGTTTCGATCGAAACGGCGAACCACTCGACACTGATGACGACTGGTTTGGCGAACGAAGCGCTTGTGCACAGCCTGACAGGGGGCGGTCAAATCACCAGAATGGCTCCGAGAAGGACCGTAGGGGTAAGTCGCGAATATACTTAGTTTCAGACATTTCGAAGACCGAAAGCCCTGAAGAACCGGGGAGCGCTTGATGGCAACTAGAGGCATAGGAGCCAAGGCACTTTCTGAGCGCGGCAAGATTGAAGTTCGGCCTGTGAAGCCGTGGGAAGAAGCCGGATTGAGCCGCGCGGGCAAGGTGATCGCGTTTCTTGAAGATCTTCCTATCACTGCCGGAAAACTGGCTGGCCAGAACATGAAATTGCGGCCCTGGCAGTGTGAGTTCATCGAAGAGGTTTACGCAGAGGATGGAAAAGGCCGGCGGCCTGTGCGCACAGCAGTTCTCTCGATGGCGCGCAAGAACGGGAAGACGCAGCTGGCGGCCGGGCTGGCGCTTTGCCATCTGATGGGCCCGGAAGCGGAACAGCGTGGCGAAGTTTATTCGGCCGCTCTAACCAGGGACCAGGCAGCAAAACTGTTTCAGGAAATGTGCGCGATCCTCGCCGCGCATCCTGAACTTGATGACCGGGCCAACATCATCCGCTTCAACAAACAGATCGAAATTCTGTTCGGTGATGGTGAGGGATCGATTTACGCCGCATTGTCCGCTGACGCGGGTTCAAAAATGGGCCTTTCGCCCTCCTTCGTTGTCTACGATGAATTGGGAAGCGCTCCAAATCGAGATCTGTTCGACGCACTGGATACGGCGACAGGCGCACGAGATAACCCGCTGATGGTCTGCATCTCGACACAGGCGGCCGCAGATCATCACGTGTTCTCCGAGCTGATTGACTACGGAATGCAGGTCGAGGCAGGCGATGTTCAAGACCCGACGTTTCACCTCACGCTTTACGCTGCCCCACAAGACGCAGATCCTTGGTGCCAGGAAACCTGGGTGGCCGCCAATCCTGCCCTGGACGACTTTCGATCATTGGAAGATGTCGAGCGCCAGGCGGCGCAGGCACAGCTGGTTCCTTCTAAAGAAAGCGCCTTCCGGAACCTCATACTGAACCAACGCGTCTCGGCAGTCGCCCGCTTCATTCACAAGGCCGAATGGGATCGCTGCAATACAATTCCGGACCTCGCACAGCTCTCCGATCGAGAGTGTTTTGGCGGGCTTGATCTGTCGGGTTCGCGCGACCTCACGGCCTTTGTGCTGGCGTTTCCGAATAAGGATCGCAGCTTCGACATAAAGTGTCAGTTCTTCATGCCGGAAGCCAACATCGCAGAGCGCTCAAACGAAGACCGGGTGCCATACGATCTCTGGGCACGGCAGGGCTTCATAACGCTGATTCCGGGAGCAACGATTGACCCAAGTTATGTCGCGCACGAAATCGTATTGGCATCTCAAACCTACAATTTGCAGACCGTCGCTTATGACAGATGGCGGATTGAGGATTTAAAACGAGAACTTGGCCTGTTTGGTGGAAACGTACCTCTAGAGCCATTTGGTCAAGGCTATAAGGACATGTCGCCAGCTGTCGACATGCTTGAGCGTTGCGTCGCGGAAAAGCTCTTAAGGCACGCTGGCAATCCAGTGCTGAATATGTGCGCTGCGAACGCTGTGATTACCCGCGATCCGGCTGGGTCTCGTAAGCTCGATAAGAGCAAAGCGACTGGTAGGATTGACGGACTTGTCGCGCTGGCTATGGCTCTTCAGATTTCGTGTCGGCACGAACCTGATCATCTACCTGCCTGCCTGGTGGATCTTCTGTCTTCTGATTGAAACCTGACTACAACGGAGCATCTTCACCGGATCCCAGGCGAAGGTTCGCGAAAATTGAAATTACCATAAGCGAGATAAAGAATCGTCTCGCACGATCCGTCTTAGGAACGTGTTTCTGCTCCAGTTCATATATGTAGATCTTTTCTAGGAGACGCTCATTTGGACGTTGTTCACTAATGTCCTCAATAGATAAATCCACATTCTTGATGCTGTGGCTATAGGCATTTCTCAGCGTATTCAGGGCTCTCAAAAAATTAATCTTATCTTTTGAAAGCAAACCGTAGGCCTCTATGTATGCTATTTTGCCTGCCTTACCATCAAAACCGAAGCTCGAAACAATTTTGGAGAGCTTTTTTACTCCATTAACTTCACAAGGTGCCTGGAAACATCTTTCCAATATTGCTTTCTCTAGAGCTGCATCAATCAGACTATGGCACTTTAAAATAAATCCCCAGTCATCCTCGTTTAATAAGTCCATCAAGAACTTCATTGAAAAGCCAATATCTTTGAGAGAAGTGCTAGCAGAATCAAGCACATCTAAGAATTCTTTCGGTATTCCTAGCTCCTCATACTCGTGTCTTTTCATCTGTCTCAATTCACTTGTTGATGTCCGATAAGTTAGAGGTTATCGGGCGTCAGGAATCAACTTTCAGCGGCAATTTTTCCGCCTCACGCGCCGCCTGCTCCAAGCTCGACGCCCATTGTTCATTTCCATCTCTTCTCGCGGCCTTGGCCTGTCGTCGTGCGTCCGTCGGCAGAATTGCGATAGCTGGCTCATATGGCGAAGTATGTATCAAAACGCATCTTCGTCCTTGCACAACAGACGCGATAGCCGTTGCGACTTGAAGCTCCAAACCAACCCGCGGCTTTTCCAAAAAAACAATCCCGTGAGCCTCTAAGGTAAGTTTCAGTTTTCTAAGGGTTTCGGGCCTCGCAGATACCTCGCCGTGTCCCGGTTCCAATCGCTTGATTGTGGGTACAGATACACCTGAGCGCTCAGCAAGCTCCCCTTGGCTCCAATCTAACATTGCTCTTGCCGCACGTAGCACACTCTTTTGCATTTGACCTCTATTAGATAAATTATTTGATGCTTTAAGCATCTAATTATTGACAAGACGTTTAGACTCTCGTTTATGATGCAATTAGCATTATACCCACGCAGTTTAGGGTCACAATGCTGGTCAGAGGTTTTCGGCAGAAGCCAGGGTCAATCTCTCAGAAGGAGCCCCTCAAATCCCGAACAGGTGACAAATGTCCAAGGAGACTAAATCGATGAACCAGATCGTGCAGCAGTCCAACTTCGATGACGCAACTTTTGTCCAAACGGAAATTCCGCACAGGCGGCCATTTGAGATTACCAAAGATTGCATTCAGAAGATGGAATTAACTCGAAACGATGAAACCGGAATTTGGGAACGAGAAGGTGAGCCAATCCTTGAGGTCTCAACCGAGAGATTTCTCGACCTTGTCCGAATTTCGACCGAAAAAGGTGTTCACCATTTTTGGCAAGACCATCAGCACGAACTCTTCGCTCATCGCGATCCGGCGACTTTGAATGCTTCCGACGCAGCGGCCCTATTTGAAGCCGTGAGATACGATGTGTGTAAAGTGCACATCATCGATAAATTCCATGGGGGCAAAATCTAATATTGCCCACACCTCAAACAACCAAACGTTGACAAACACGCTCACGTGAGTACTTTTATTAAAACATACTCACGTGAGCACAATCATGAACGACACTCTGAAAAAGAAATTGCGCTTTTCTGATATCGTCTACGGTGCCGGGGCAACACCGAAGGCAGTTCGGAATTGGATGCAACGGAAGCAAATTCGCCTCACGACCTTTGAGACCGACGGTTGGCGCGAATTTAATTTGCTCGACGTGTTGTTGCTGGCCCTCATTCGGCGAATGGTGGACCATGGCGTGTCGGTTGAGGAAGCTAGCGATATCGCAAATGTAGTCGTCGTTGGGCACGGTGTCGCTTTCAATGATCAAGCAACTGCCTATCGCAATCTGGTACGCTTTTCGGGTCAGAATTTAATCCTTTGGCGCTCTATTGCTGATTGGAAATTCCAAGTTCTGGACCTTGCCAAAACAGAAGCAAATGACCTTCCGCCCTGTTTTGTATGCCTTTCGCTCGAGGAAATATCGGCAAGTGCAATTGAGCGTGCAGTCATCGGCAGTGAAGGCGAAAGACTCGATGACGAAAGGCAAATTGCCGCCGCGCTTGAGAAACTAATCATCACAATCAAAGACGCCACCCCTGATAGAAACGATAGCTAGTTTCCCGTCGTGAGACGGCAATTCCCAGCGCCGTAAATCCGGCCCGATGGATCCAAACCCCGCCGCGAGGCGGCATGTCCCCTAGATGGAGCTTTAAACCATGAAAAAGCTGATTGAATTGCGCGAGAAGCGCGCTGTGAAAGTCGATGAAATGCGCAACCTGCACGCCAAAGATAAGCTGGAAGCCAACGAAGAAGAGCGCTTCACAGCTCTCGAGCGAGAAGTATCCGACATCGATCGCCAAATTGCGCGCGAAGAGCGCATGGCCATGTTCGAACGCGAAGACCAGCGAAGTGAAGCTGTCAACGGCGGCGAACTTGACCGCGAACTGCGCAACTACTCCCTTTCAGCTGCGATCACAGGGGCACTTTCGGGGCGTTTGACAGGCCGTGAAGCCGAGATCGATCAGGAACTCAAGCGCGGCCGGGAAAGCCGTTCCGGCGCTTCCGGCATTCATATCGCCGTTCCGTCAGAAATTCTTCTGGGAAGTGAGAAGCGCAATCAGACCGTCGGAACAGACATCGCCGGCGGTTACACAGTCGCCACTAACCTGGCGTCGATGGCCGACCGCTTCCGGCCCGCGCTCAAAGTTGAAAGCCTCGGTGCCACGATTCTGCGCGGCCTTACTGGCTTTCTTGACCTTCCCAATCTTGCGTCGAGCGGGACCGCAGGTTGGGTCGCTGAAAATGGCGACGCAACACGGTCTGCTGCGACTTTTGAAAAGGTTTCTATGGCACCGCAGACAGTCGCTGGAGAGTACCAGCTTTCCCGGCGTTTGATGCTTCAGTCCAACGAAGCCATTGAAGCCGTTCTTCGTCGGGATCTGGGTTTCCTTCTTGCGCAAGCTTTGGATCTGACTGCCATCAACGGCAGCGGTGTCGCACCAGAACCACTTGGCATCCTCAACACAACTGGTGTCGCGACCGTCACGACCGAAGCCGAGTTTTCGGACACAACCGCAAACCTGATTGCGGAGTTGGAGTTGGACGATATCACGGGCACAGGGGCGTTCCTGACGAACCCAACCGTGATGAAAGATGTCCGTAAGCTGAAGGACGGTGACGGGCACACCTTTTCGCTTACCGAGCTGTTCCACAATGGACGTGTCGAGATCTCTTCGCAGGTACCTACTGATATCGGCGTAGGAAGCGACAAATCCGCTTTGATTTACGGCCAGTGGGGAGAGCTTTACCTGGGTTACTGGAGCGCGGTTGATATCCTGATCAATCCCTATCACCCGGATGTCGCCTCCAATGGCGGTGCACTTCTCCATGCATTCTTGGATGCCGACGTTGCAGTTCGCCATCCGGAAGCCTTCTCGTACGCGGAGATTTAAGATGATCTCGCTCGCTGACGCAAAAGCTTATCTTCGCCTTGACTCCGGCGACGAGGATGCTGTGGTCCAGCGCCTTATTTTGGCAGCGAGCGACCATTTGTCTGCAATCGGTGTCGACATGTCAGCCGATCCCCTGCCCGATTCCGTAGAACAGGCGCAATACCTGCTGATCAATCATTTTTATGAGAACCGGGAAGCAACGGCCCCAGTCGTCGGCCGGGAATTTGCGATGGGCGTTGATCGTCTGATTGCCCCCTATCAGGAGCAAGGCATATGACCCAACTGGAGAAACGGGCCGTTGCGGCAGAGATCCGCACCAAAGGGCGTCGCCTGGAAGGATATGCCGCGACCTTCAACGAGGATGCCAACATTGACGGCAGCTTCGTGGAGACTATCGCACCAGGTGCGTTCGCATCATCCCTGCGTTCTCAATCGGACGTGCTGGCGCTTGTCGATCATGATCCGGGCCGCGTCCTCGCGCGCACACGCTCTGGAACCCTGCGCCTTTCGGAAGATAGTCGGGGACTCGCATTCGATCTCGATATCCCCGACACCACAGCCGGACGCGATGTTCTCGCTCTGGCAGAACGTGGTGATCTCGGAGGCATGTCATTCGGCTTCACAATGCTGGAAGAAAGTCGGCAAGGTGACCGCCGCGAGTTGCGTACCGTTGATCTGCACGAAATCAGCGTGGTTCTGGCTTGGCCTGCTTACGACGGGACCGTGGTTCAGGCTCGCAATCGATTTGTGCAACCATCAGACTTCCTCGCCTATGCAAGCCGGGCCATGCGACTCCTGGAGATTTCCAAATGAGCTTCTTCGACCGTCTTTTGGGGCGCGAGAAGCGCTCAACGATTAAATCCAACGACCCATATCTGGCTGAATGGTTCGGCCTGCGCAGCGGTATCGGAGGCTATACGGACCCGGCACGCGCGAGCGGGATCGCAGTCGCACACGCCTGTATCGCAATCGTCAGCCAGAACCTGGCAGCCATGCCGCTGAACCTTTACCGCCGTACTCAGGACGGTGGACGCGAGCGCGCGGTGGAACATCCGCTCCATTCGGTTCTGCATGACATGTCGAATACGGCCCTGACCGCGTTCGAAGCCCGTGAGTCGCTGATTGCTTCGCTTATGGTGACCGGAAATGCTTTCGGTATCCTCGATCGTAACCAGCGTGGCCAAGTTGTAGGCCTGACGCCCATCGATCCCTGCACGGTCGCTGTCGAGAAGCTGCAAAGCGGCCGGATGAGATATCGAGTGTCGTATCCCTCTGGCGGTACTCGATACTACCTGCAAGAAGAAGTCCTTCACTTGCGGTACCGCCTTGGCCGTGACGGTATCATGGGTCTTTCTCCAATCCAGATCGCACGCGAGACCTTCAATCTCGCCTTGACGCAGCAGGACACGGCCTGCGACCAGGCCTCCAAAAGCTTCAAGCCCGAAGGAGCACTGGTGTTTCCAAACACCATTGGCACCGAGCAACGCCAAAGCGTGCTGGACAAACTCGAATCCAAAGTCAATTCGGATCTGTCAACTCGTGGAATTCTTGTTCTCGATGGCGGAACGGACTGGAAGTCGTTTTCGTTCTCTTCCAAGGATGCCGAGTTTTTGGAAAGCAGGAAGCTCACCAACCTCGACATCTGCCGTATTTGGGGCGTTCCTCCGACCGTCGCAGGGATTACCGACAACGCCACCTATTCGAACAGCGATCAGGAAAGCCGGGCTCTGGTCGTCCGCTGCCTTGCGCCGATGGCACGCCGTGTCGAGCAGGCCATGAATGCGACGCTGCTGACCGACACAGCTCGCAAGACGCTGTTCATCGAACATGATCTTGCCGGGTTGCTGCGCGGCGACATGAAGGCTCGTTACGATGCCTATAGCGTCGGCCGGAACGGCGGCTGGCTGTCGGTCAACGAGATCCGAACTCTTGAGAACATGCCGCAGATCGAAGATGGCAACGAGTTTCTGTCTCCCCTCAATATGACTGAGCTGGGGGATAGGGACGCGGATGACGCGGGCGGCAACAATGACATCTGAGTTGCTGCCCAAATACACAACGCCTGAGGCTTTGGCCGAACATTTGGGTGTGCCGAAACGCACAATCCGCGAAATCGCCCGTCGTCTTGGGGCTTGTTCTCAATTGGGAAACAGGCTGATTTTACGTGAAGGCGACGTTCATCGGATCATGGAGGAAACACGCCCATGCCCCTCGAAATCTACCGCCGTGGAAAAGTCTGGCACTATCGAGGCACCGTTAACGGGCGGCGGCTACGAGGATCTACGCGCACGACTGAACGCAAAATCGCGGAAAGGGTCAAAACGGAGGTCGAAGCGCGGGCGTGGCAACGTCATTTCGATGGCCCCGGAGCGGGACTGACAATGGCGCAGGTTTTCACTGCGTATCTCGACGCTGGAAAGTCTGACCGCTTTCTGTTGAGGCTGGCAGACCACTGGAAGGATACCCCTGTGGCAGATATTCACGGTGAAACGATCCGGCGCGCAGCAAAGAAAATCTATCCGAGTGCAAACGAGCCAACTTGGAATCGCCAGGTCATCAAGCCCACTCAGGCGGCGATTAATTACGCTGCTGGCCTTGGCTGGTGTACACGCATCTCGGTCAAACGCTTCACTGAAAACCCTTCGGTCAAAACACCTGCCACTGTGGAGTGGGTTCGTGCGTTCCATAGTCAAGCCGCTAAAGACGGCCTTCCTCACCTCGGTGCGCTTTGCATGTTCATGTTCGCGACGGCCGCGCGCATTGGTGAAGCCTGTCGTCTCACATGGGCCGATGTCGATTTGTCATCTGGTCGAGCAACACTCTACCTTTTCAAACCAACGCCATGGAGCCGTGTTGCCCATCTCCACAAGGAAGTCATCTGTGCACTCGAAAGCATCCCGTCAAATCGAAAACCTGACGAGCCTGTCTTCGGCTATGCCGAGCGCGGCAGCGTTCGCTGCTCCTGGAACAATGTCGCGGCGCGGGCTGGCATTGAGCGCCTGACACCGCACTGCTGTCGTCATGGCTTCGCGACCGAGATGCTCCGTAACGGCTTCGACGTAAAGACTGTTGCGGAGATGGGCGGTTGGAAAGACGCAACAACAGTCTTGCGCACATACGCCCATGCAATCGAAGACAAGACTGTCACTGACGTACTCTTTGACACACCAGTGACACAACGGAGAACAAAGAAGCGGGTAAGAAATTGA